GGTACGAACCGTAGGGTTCTCGCACATATCGGATGTCTTAGCCACATAGTAAATGATAGCCGTAGGATTAGCCTCCACGAAAGTAGAGATCTCCTCATCCGTCAATTTCTTGGAAGTAGCGGCAATATACAAACCTGATCCCTTGATCTGGCTCATCTTATTAACCGTATCAGCTACCACATTAGGTAAAGACTCTACCGTAGTAGACATATCAACGCCGTCATCCTCCAATGAAATGGAATACAGGTATCCGCCCTTAACCTCAGTATAGCTAGGCGGGCATTCCTCGCATCCTTTCATGATAGAGATCAGACGTTGAGTATAGTCATTAGGCTTAGTCCCTTTCTTCATCACCTTATAACGTGACATGCTGCCGTTGATGCTCTCACGAACGATCTTCAATCCCGGGTACTGGGCACGAACCTCAGCCAAGGCAAGGTCATCACCAGTATCGCAAACCTCCATACAATAGAAGTTCACGTCCTCCGTCTCAGGTTCCGTAGCCTCGTTAGTACATCTTGTAACCGGAGTGATATCAATATAATCAGATACCTTACCACCACCAGCGATAGGCTGGTTCTTCATCCTCTCGATACATTTCAGGACGGCTGGCAACAAATCAACTTCCTCGCAAGGATCGCACTCCTCGCATTGATTTGGAGTATTATCACAATCATCCAAAAGGATAGCGTCATTGATCTCAATACGACCTCCCTCATAACCAAGAAGCTCGAAAGCCCTGCCGGCGAGAATCAAGCGGATAGCGATACGGTCGCCCTTGGATACGGAGAAAGCCGTGTCATCAGACACACCATTGTATCCTAAGATAACATCATCGACATAAGCATGATCTTTCTTCGGCCAAGAAGCGTAAATCTCGGTGATCTCATTCAACGAGAACAAAGGCGTGGAAAAATCCTTATCATATATAGAGCGGGAAGCCGCTTGTTCATTACGACCGATACGGATCTCATAACGCTTATCATTACGAGGCTTACCGGTAAAGTCAATTACGGCCTTGCAACCGTTCTCGGAAGTATCTCTGGTATCATAAATACCGATCTGTCCTTCCTTTAAGAAGATGGAGTCAACATCCACCATCTTAGCGTGCGGGGATACGAAAAGTACCCGGTCTTGCGGTCTGTGCAACATATTATCAATATTTTAATTTAAAAATCATTTACCTAACGCAAACATAATCATAAACAACATCACCGCAATAAAATAAAGTCGTGAGTATACGACATAATATAATGTTTACATTTTATGTAAAATAAAAAGCCTACCCGTTTCCGAGTAGGCTTAATGATCAAACTAACGATGTTTATTTAAAGGAAGCCACATTATCCTTATCCATCCTATATCTACTTAGTTCATTCTCGTTAAGGTTGAATTGCTTGGCGACCATATCCAGAATCTCCTCCACCAAAGGATCGGGCAGCTCAGGGTCGATGTCCGTGGACCGCTCGCCGGCGGCGTTGATGTACCCGGCCAGATCCACCCGTACCGGATTCCGGTAGTAGGTCATCCTAACCTCGTCTGTGCGGAAGCCGTCCTCATACACCACGACCTTCCCGTCACCTATGGCGTAGAACGTTTCCCGATAGTCAAAAGAAGGTTTATTATTATCATCCCCAAGAAGCTCATGGACATTCTCGTTCTTAGCCTCCCATATGACAAAATCTCCAACCTCACATCCATTATAAGAAAACGCTCCTTTTATATTTGAGAACCATAAATAATCACCAGGAAGACCGAATGATGTCGATTCGGGGTCATCAATATGATTGATCTTATTAAGCGATTTCCAGTATACCAGAAGAGTTTGTATAGATCGGATGGTCTCATCATCCTTCCTATTAAGATAGTATCTTATCAACCTATCCTGAGCCTCATTGAACAAAAGCACGAACCTTCCTGGATCAAGCTTAATCCCGCCATTGGCGAGATTCTGCTCATTCTTCTGCAAAGACCTTAGATACGCTTCTTGGATCGTCATCGTTATTCCTCCTTATCACCTTCCTCTACGTCTTCCTTCTTCTTGACATCCTTAACCTTATTGGTCTTATCGTCTATATTAGAAATAGACATAAGTTCCTCGTACTCATCCAAGACATTAGCCTTTACACTGATAAGATCTTTCTTGGTAGCCAAAAACTCGGCGGACGTACGGGTGTCAGGGCCTATGATCTGACCATTATATTGCAAGCCGGATGGAGTCATGTTAATACGACCGTTACGTTGAAGGACGTTTATGATACGATAGAACTCAAGAACTTCCTTGAAATCACCCTCCAATGAACGATCCCAAATATCAAGCAGATAATCGATGTTGGTCTTCTTCTCGTTCATCCAGTTTGATAGTGATCCGGCGTAATAATCATCCTCCGTGAAATCAGAACGGGTCACGATGCCGATGTACAGAAGAAGGTCGATGACAGCTTGACGTTCCT